TCAACATCCTTCGGGAAAGGCAAAGCGCGCCGCGATCCGGCGCGCCCAGGGGCGCGAAAGCGGGCTTTCCACCACGCTTCCTCCGCCATAGGCATGAATGAACCGCGCGGCCGCCCCGGTCGCGGACTGCACGCCCAGATGCTTGGCCACGGCGCCATCGCGCATGCGGAACAGCAGGACATCCCCCACCTCCTCCGCCCCAAGCGGCTTCGGAACCAGCCAGGTGCGCGCCGCCTCGCGCAACAGTTCGCGGCCCCCTGCCTCGCCCCAATCGGGCGTGTAGGGCGGCACGACACCCGGCTCCTCGCCCCGGATCTCGCGCCAGATGCCGCGGATCAGACCCAGGCAGTCCGCCCCGGCCCCCCTTGCGTGTGCCTGATGCACATACGGCGTGCCGATCCACGACCGCGCCACAGCCACCACATCCGCGCGCCCGGTCATTCGCTGCCGCCAAACAGGCTGCCACCCTCCATCCGCCGCCCCTGCGCGGGATAGGCCGCCAGCCAATCCTCGCCGGGAATGTGCGGAAAGCCGCGGAAATTCAAAAAGTTGGCGAACTTTGTCCGACAGGTGCGCGCCGTCCGGTCGCACCCTGCCTCGATCACAACACGGTCGCCGGGGCGCAGATCGGCCTTCAGCGCCTCGAACAGCTCGATCTCGCGAAGCGCGCCGCGCACCCGGTCCGCCCTGATCGCCCCGACAAGGCCCGCCGCACGCCCGTCCAGCACCCGCAGCCGCCCCCGCTCGAACCAGCCCTCGGCCGCGGCGGGCGACGCAAGCTCGATCCGCCGGTTGTCGCCGGCCGCCAGAACCTCGCCCTCGTGGCGCAGCCCGGGCGCGGCCAGATCGACCCGGCACTCCCCATCGCCTAGCACGGCCGCGCATTCGCGATGGAAAATTCGCCCCTGCGGCCGGTTCAGCTGGTCGGTCAGACCCCGCAGCTCGGCGCGAAAGGTCGGCCCCGACCGCACGATCTCGCCGATCGACCCGCGGAACTGCAGCCGCCGCAGGGCGGGATCGGCCCAGTTCACCCGCCAGACCCGCACCTCGGCGCCGTCATAGCGCCCCGCGATGATATCCTCCTCGCGGATGGCGTCCGAGCTCAGGGCGCCCACCGCTTCCGAGTTGTCGGCCGCAAGGCCGGTCGTCATCTGCAGCACCCGCGCGCTCAACCCCGTGGCTGCCCGGAACGAGACCCCCTCGAACGCCAGATCGCGGTCATGGTCGGTAAAGCCAAGCGTGACGCCATCCGCCCGGGCGATGGCCCAGGCCAGGCACAGCGTCGTCGCACCGGTGGCCAGATGGTCCTCCAGCGTCGCGCTCACAGCCGCACCTCCACCACGGGGACCGAAGGCACCTCCCCCGCCTGGAACGAGGCGACGGAAACCTGGATCCGGTCGGTGTCGAACCGGACCGGCACGTCGAACTCGAACCCCGCGCTCACGATGCGCCCGCGGTCGGGCGCACGGGCAAAGCGCACGAGGCCCCGCGCAGCATCCACGCTCACCGCCTCGGGGTCGAGCACGGGGTCCCCCGACAGCGCGACCACCACCGTCCCCTCGACCGGCTTGGCGATGGGCCGGACATAGCTCTGCGCGCCCGAGACATAGGTCTTCAGCAGCGCGAACTCGACCCGCTCGCCATCGCCCAGGCCCAGCACCTGGTCCTGCGGCCCCACGCTGCGCGACGGCGGGCAGGACTTCCAGTCCGCCCAGTCCTTCCAGCGAAAGGCGTGCAACTGCCCCCCCCGCGCCTCGAAGAAGGCGATGAGCGCCTCAAGGTCGTCAAGCGAGCGCAACCCCAGCCCCGCGTCATAGCGGCGGCGCGAATGCGCCCAGGGGCTGTTGCGCTCCTCATGCCCGTTGGTCAGCGTCACGATGTCGGTGCGCCGCTCGGGCCCGCCGAGCGAGCCGAAGCTCAGCTTCACCGGAAACCGGATCTCGTGAAAGGCCATCGCCCTCTCCCTCTCAGCGGTTGCGCTGCCCGCGCTCCAGCGCGCGGCTCATCTGCTCGGCGATCTGGCTGCGGCTGCGGGCAAAGCCCGCGACATCGGGCGTGGTGACGTTGACGACCACGCTCACCCCCCGCCCGCCGCCCGCGCCTTGGGCCGCGACGCCCAGCCGCCCGTCGGCCCCCCGAACCAGGGGCATGATCGCCTCGGGCCCCGCCTCGCCCATCAGCCCCGTCCCGCCCCGCATGGGAAAGGTCGTGGGCGCCGTCACGATGCCCCCCTTGGCAAAGGGCATCACCCGCCCCTGCGCAAAGCCCGCCCCCTTGGCAAAGGGCATCAGGCCCGCGAACAGACCGTTCACCCCCTCGGCCAGCGCCCCGCCAAGCGCCGATTGCACCGGCTTCATCGCCACGTTGTAGACCGTCCCGGTGATCGACCGCGCGACACCCTTCAGCGCGTCGCCGATCGACATGCCGTCGAACACCAACCCGTCGAAGGCCCGCCGCAACCCGGAGCCGAAGCCGCTCGCGAGCGCGTTGACCTCCCGCCCGGTGAAGGCCATCGTCTCGCGCATCCGCGCAAGCTCGCCGTCAAAGGCCGCCGCCACGCTCGCCGATCCCTGCATCTGCAGCTCCAGCGCCGCGATCTGCTCGCGCAGCTCGTCGATCTCGCCCATCGTCCGTCTCCATCCTGTCGTCGGGAAAGGCCGCGGCCAGCTCGGCCAGCCGCGCGCGTGTAAGGGGCGGGGCCTTCGCCTCCGCCCCCAGCATCATCCGCAACTCGACCGGGGTCAGCGCCCAGAACTCCGCCGGTCGCAGGCCAAGGCCCCGCAGCCCCACCCGCATCAGGCCCGGCCAGTCGATCCCGCTCATGCCTCGCCCGGCAGCACAAAGGCCCGCGCCAGAAGCTCCGCCGCGATCCGTGCAGCCCCCATCGGCCCGCCCGCGATCTCGACCGTGCGCAGGTCCTCCGCCCGGCCCTGCCAGCCCCCGCCCCGCAGGCCCGCCACAATCACCGCCAGCACATCGCGGCCCGAGAAGGCGCGCCCCTCGAACCGCTCGGCCAGCTGCACGAGCGACCCCGCCCCCAGCACCGCCTCCAGCTCCGCCAGCGCCCCCAGCGTCAGCTTCGCCCGGTGCGGCACCCCGTCCAGGGTCACCGTCACCTCGCCCGCCCAGGGGTTGCCCATCACAGCGCCGTGAAGCTGAGCGCGCCGGCCGAGGCAAGGCTCATCTCATAGGTCGCCTCGCCGTCATGCGTGCCGGCGTATTCGATCGCCGTGATCAGGAACCGCCCCTCGACGATCCCGAAATCCGGGATCACCACCTGGAACTCGGGCACCTCGCCGTCAAAGAAGATCTGGCGCGCCCGGGCATCGGTCGCGGCATCGCGGAACACGCCCGACCCGGTCACGGCCGCCGACTTGACCCCCGCCCCGCCCAGAAGCTCCCGCCAGCCGCCAGCCGAGTCGATCGAGGTGACATCCACCGTCTCGGCGTTGAAGCTGATGCGCGTGGCCCGCAGCCCCGCGATGGTCTCGAACGTTCCGTCCCCGGTGAGGTCCACCTTGAGGAGCAGGTCCTTCCCGCTTTGCACCGACATGCCGATTTCTCCGATAATGGAATGAAGTTGGGAAAACCTGACCGGTTATCCCCAGTCGATTGTTCGAATAGTGCAAGCCTACAGGTCGAGCCGCGCGCGGAAGACAAGCTCGATCCGCCGCCCCGCCTCCGCCCCCGTCCGCCTGGCCACCGCCCGCAGGAACCAGATCCCCGCCACCCGCCCGACCGCAAGCACGAGCGGCGCGCCAAGAAGCGCCTCCGACACCTCGCCCGCGATCTGCTTGGCCGTCAGGAACCCCGCCGCATCGCTCACCACCACCACGGCAAAGCGATGTTCAGCCCCCGCCGCCCCGGCATCGCCACGCTCGCGCACCTCCTCGGGGCCGAGCACGATGTAGCTCCCTCCCCGCCCCGGGGGCACCGCGTCATGCACCCCCACGCCGGCAAGGCCCGGATGCCCCGTCAGCCGCGCGTGCACCGCCGCCTGCAGGGCCGCCGCCGCCGCATAGCTCATGCCTGCTCCTCCCGCTCGATCACGCAGACGAGGAAGCGCCCCGCGGCATCGCCCTCGTGCACCGCGACGATGGGAAAGACCCGGCTCCCGTCGCGGAAACGCTGCCCCGCCACGGGGCGCGAGGGCGCCCCCGGCGCCGCGCCCCGCGTCACGATCCGCCAGCCCACCTCGGCCACCACCGCCTCCCCCTCTTCGCCCTCGCGCCCCCGCGGGGCGCGCAGCTCGGCCCAGAGCCGCCCGGCCTCGACCCAGGTCGGCACGTAGCCCCCCGCCCCGTCCGGCACCGCCTGCAACGTCTCGAGCGTGAGCTCCCGGTTCAGATGCGGCGCCTTCATCCCGCGCCCCCCCCGAGCAGCCGCACCGTCCGCCACGGGCTCAGGATCGCCTCGATCCGCGCAGGCATCCCCGGCGCCTCGGCCAGCCCGTCCAGCCGCCGCTCGTAATAGGTCGCGGCCAGCCCCAGCACCGCCTCGCGCAGGTCGGCCGGCACCCCGCTCCAGACCGGCGCGAACCCGGCGGTGAAGCGGACCTCGACCCGCCCGCCCGTCGGCACCGCCGGCAGATGCCCGCCCCCCGCCGCCACCAGCCGCGGGCGATGGGCATCGGCCACCAGGCGCCAGCGCGCGGGCGCCACCACCACGGGCGCCCCCGTCTCGGGCACCAGCGCCACCTCCGTCACCTCGGCCACCGGGGCGATCGGCAGGGGCTGCGCCCCGGCCTCGCGCCAGCCCTCCAGCACCAGCCGGAAGGGGCGCGCCAGCACCGCCTTGGCCGTCCGCGCCTCGACCACCGCCAGCGCCGCCCGCAGATGCCCCTCGAGCAGCCCGTCCTGCAGCCCGTCATCGGCAAAGCCTGTGCCCAGCCGCAGATAGTCGCGCAATGCCGCGACCGGCAGCACGCCCGCAGCAATCGGCCCCTCGTCGAACAGCATCTTCCACCTCCTTCATTTCCGATCCGCCCGGACAGGACGCGCGCCCCCGCACCACCCGGACGGAAGGGGGGGAGCAGCTGAATGGCACGGATGTTCCGGCGCGCGTCCTCTGGCCCTCGCCCCGGGGTCCGGGGCGAGCGCTCAGCCCTCAGGCGTCACGACACCGCAATGCGCAGCAGCTTGATCGCCGCATAGTCGGTGATGTCGCCGCCCACGCGCTTGCTCGCATAGAACAGGACATGCGGCTTGGCGCTGAACGGATCGCGCAGGATGCGCAGGTCCGGCCGCTCGGCAATCGTGTAGCCCGCGCGGAAGTCGCCGAAGGCGATGGCAAAGGCGTTGGCCGCGATGTCGGGCATGTCCTCGCAGATCAGCACCGGATAGCCCATCAGCCGCGCGGGCTCCCCCGCCGCCAGCCCGTCCGACCACAGGAACCGGCCGTCCGCGTCCTTCATCTTGCGCACCGCGCCCGCGGTCTTCGAGTTCATCACGAAGCTCGCGTTGGCGCGGTAATCGGCGCCAAGCGCATAGACCAGCTCGATGATGCAGTCGGCCGAGTTGGTCGAGGCGAAGTCCGCCGCCGCCCCCGTGGGCACGTAGCCCAGGTTGCCCCAGGTCCAGCTCGCGTTGGCGACCTTGGTCGCGGTGAGGAAGCCGCGCGGCTTGTCCACCCCGTCGCCCGAGACGAAGGCCGCCGCCTCCGCCCGCACGAAGCGCGTGGCGATCTTGCCCGCCAGCCAGCCCTCGACGTCAAAGGCGCTGTCGTCGAGCAGCCGCTGGCTCGCCTTCGGCATCGCCGACAGCTCGTGCAGCGGGATCGAGATGCGCTCGAGCGTGGGCGTCGCCGTCTCCACCGTCGCCGCCGTCTCCGTGGCCCAGCCCGAGCCCACCTCGCTGCGGTCGATCAGCACGTCGAACGAGGTGGCCTCCACCTGCACGATGTTGGCGATGGCCCGCAGGCTCGAGGTCGAGACGAGCATCGAGCGGATCGTGTCGGCCGTCTGCGGGTCGACCAGGTAGCCGCCGTCGGCCGCCACGGCCGTCGACATCGCCTTGCCCTCCAGCGTCAGGCCGCGCAGCCCGTCGTCGTCGCCCGACCGCAGATAGGCGGCAAAGGCCTTCTTGTGGGGCACGTCCTGCTCGGCCTGAAGGGCGAGGGCGGGGCGCCCGTAGGCGATGGTCTTGCGGTCCAGCATGGTCAGTCGCTCATCCTGTTGTTTCATCACGGCCTTCACTTCATCCCTGAACTCCTTGAAGGCGCTCAGGAAACCGGTCATGGCATCGACCACGCCGGCGCGCGGGTCCCCGAAGGGGGCGGCCAAACCCCCTCCGGCCCGAGCCTCTTTCTCGGTCATCGTGCTGTCATCCTTTCGCTTGGCTGCCCTATCGCGCGGAAAGCACCGCGCGCGCCTCCTCCAGCACCTGCGCCAGCCTGCGCCAGGTCCCGGTCTCGTCGGGGTCGTCGGACTTCGCCGCGACCCGCGCCTCGGCCAGCATGGGGAAGGTGACAAGCGACACCTCCCACAGCTCCACCTCCCGCAGGACCCGCCGGCCCTGCCCGTCGCGATCGGCCCTCAGCGTGCGGTAGCCGATCGACAGCCCGTCGATCGCCCCCGCCTGCACCAGCGCCGCCGCCTCGCGCCCGCGGGCCACGTCGGCCAGGATCCGCCCCTTGACCCACAGCCCCGTCGCATCCTCGCGCACCTCGTCCCAGACGCCGATGGGCTGGCCCGGGTCATGCTGCCACAGCATCTTGACCCGGCCCCCGCGCCCCGCGAGCCGCTTCAGGCTCGCCGCATAGGCGCCCGCCTCGACCACATCCCCGCCCTGGTCGGTCCGGCCAAAGAGGCTGGCATACCCCGCCACCTCGCAGCCGTCCTGCAGGACAAGGCCTGCCTCCGGGCGGTGGAACTTGCGCTCCGGCGCCCCGCCGTCGATCCTCATGCCCTCACCTCATTGCTGCCTGAATCAAGGCCTCGGCCCCCTGCGCCAGCAGAAAGGCCGCAACTCCGTAGACGCCGAGCCAGATGCGCTTCTCCAGCCGCTCAAGCGCCGCGTCGATCTGCGCCAGCCGGTAGTCGAGCGCGGCCCACCGCTCCTCGGCCACACGCTCGTTCGCCTCGATGCGCGCCTGCGCCGCGTCGAAGCTGTCGAACAGGAAGCGCGACCCCGCCTCCCCGCTCCGCCGCGGGCTCATTCCGTCTCCGCCACCGGCGGCAGGCCGAGCAGCCGCCGCTTCTCCGCCGCCGTCAGGAACTCCGCCGCCCCCACGCGCGCCCACTGCTGGTCGCGCTCGGCGGCAAGCGCGGGGATCTGGTCGGGGTCGGGGCGCAGTTCCACCGCCTCGCCGGTATGCGCCGCCAGCCAATGCGCCAGCGCCGCCGTGACCCGCGCCGCCAGCGGCAGCACCGTCAGCCGGTAGAAGGCGCGGTTGGCCTCCTGGTAATTCGCATAGGTCGCATCCCCCGGGATCCCCAGCAGCATCGGCGGCACGCCGAAGGCGATGGCGATCTCGCGCGCGGCCGCCTGCTTGGTCTGGTGGAACTCCATGTCGCTCGGGCTGAAGCCCATGGGCTTCCAGTCGAGCCCCCCCTCCAGCAGCATCGGCCGGCCCGCATTGCGCGCGCCCTGGTGGTGCGCCTCCATCTCGGCCACCAGCCGGTCATACTGGTCGGGCGTCAGCTGCGCCCCCTCGGGCCCGCGATAGACGATGGCGCCCGAGGGGCGCGCGGCATTGTCCAGAAGCGCCTTCGACCAGGCGCTCGCGCTGTTGTGCACGTCGATCGCCACCGCCGCCGCCTGCAGGGGCGAGAAGCCGTAGTGGTCGTCCTGCGGGTGAAAGCTGCGGATGTGGCAGATCGGGCTCACCTCGCCCACGGCAAAGCGGTGCGTCCGCCCGCCCACCGTGTAGTCATAGGCCGCAGGCCAGCCGTCCGCCCCCGGCACCACCGCCATCCGGTCGGGCCGCAGCGCGTGCAGCTCGCCCGGCATCGCGCCGACCCCCGGCACCGCCTCGACATAGGCGTTGCCGGCCAGCAGCAGGTGGCCATAGACCGCCTCCAGGAACTCCGCCCGCCCCTGCACCCCGTTCGGCCGGGCGATCAGGGCGGCCAGCGGATGCTGCTCGTAGCGCCGCTCGTGGTCCTGCACCACCAGCGGCAGCGCCGCCGCCGCCTCGGCGATCAGCCGCACCGCCCGGAACGCGACCGGATTGCCCTGGAACCCGTTGCGCGTCAGGCTCGCCGTGTCGCGCGGGCTCCAGGCCACCCGGCCGCCCCCCGCCCAGACCGCACCGCGCCCGATCAGCCGCCCGGTGGCCGAGGCCTTGGCCTCCACCGGCGCAGCCGCAGGCGCCGCGGGAACAGCGTCCCCGCGCTTGAGGAAGTGAAACACCATGCCGATCTCCTTGCCGCAGGCACCCCCGCCCGGGGCCCCGCTCCTGTCATTCCCAGCCGGTCAGAGCGTGCGCAGCCGCGGCGCCACCGGCCGCGGGGCATCGACGATCAGCTCGGTCAGCGCCCAGACCAGCGCGTCCAGCCGGTCGGGGCTGCCCTTGCCCTGCCAGCCGGCCGTGGTCATCTGCAGCATCTGGTCCTCGAGCGCGCCGAGGCCCCGCAGATGCTTCACCCGCCCCTGCTCGTACAGCGCCGCCACCGGCTCGGCCCGCAGCATCTTGCCCCGGCTCGCCCGCACCGCCTTGAACGCGACGAGCGGGTCGATGCTGCGCACCGTCGCCTCGACCATCTCGCCGCCCTGGTTCACCTCGGCCACCATCAGGTCCGCCCCGTGCCGCTCCATCGCCGCCAGCGCCGCCCGCGCCCACCCGTCGGGCGAGGCGCCCTGCACGCTCGCATCCTCCAGCACCACCGCCCGCCAGCGCTGCGGCTCGCCCCGCATGTCGGCGCCCGCGACCACGATCCCGCAGGCATCGCTCGCCTTGCCCCCGGTCACCGGCGGGTCGACCGCGACGACGATCCGGCTCACCGCAAAGGGCGCCTCGATCCGCGCGGCCTCGATCGTGGCCGTGCTCCACAGCGCGCCCTCGACCTCCTCCGACAGGACGCCCTCCAGCTCCTGCCGGCCAAGCCGCGTGCCGCCAAAGCGCGCCTGCACCTCTTCCAGGAAGGAGCCCGCCAGATGCGCCCGGTTCGCCTCCGTCGGCGCATGCGTCAGCACGGTGGAGGGGTTGCGCAGGATCGCCTTCAGCACCGCCACGTTCTTGGGCGTGGTGGTGACGACCTGGCGCGGGTTCTCCCCCAGCCGCAGCGCGAACTGCAGCTGCTCCCAGGCCTCGCTCGCCTTGGGCCACTTCGCCACCTCGTCGGCCCAGGCCGCATCGAACTGCGGGCCCCGCAGCCGCTCCGGCTCATGCGCCGAAAAGGCCTGCGCGACCGCGCCGTTCGGCCACTCCAGCTGGCGCCGTGTGCCGACCCACTTCGGCCGCCGGTCGGGCGGCGAACAGGCGAGGATCCCGCTCTCCCCCGCCACCATCACCGCCTCGACCTCATCCAGCGTGCCGCCCAGAAGGGCGACCCGCCCCGCCCGGCCGGGGTCGGAGGGGCGGGCACCCTCCACTTGCGCCCGCACCCACTCCGCCCCGGCCCGCGTCTTGCCCGCACCGCGCCCGCCCATGACGACCCAGGTCTTCCAGGCCCCCTCGGGCGGCAGTTGGTGGGGCAGCGCCCAGAACTCGAACAGCCACGGCAGCGCAAGCAGCGCCCCGTCGCTCAGGCCGCCCAGGAACTCATCCACCCTCTCCTGCGTGGCGGAGGCGAGCCAGACGGCGCCCGATTTCAGCCCGTGCGGCGTCAAAGTCGAGAGTTCCGGTTCCGACAGACCCGGCCAGATCCTTGCGGAGTTTTTCAA